TGCTGGATGGTCCAACGATTCAGACCGCGGTTTGCCCAATCCGCAAACAAGAGGTTTAGAGAACGGCGGGCGGTCACAGAGTCGTAACCCGTACGAACCTCTAAACCACAACGCTCAAAGGCTTCCTCAATGTATTCCGCTACATCAAGCTCGAAATCCTTAGATCCGGAAACCGCCATGGCTCACGGTCTAGGCGTAGAAGAAAGTCATAAGGTCAACCGTTCCAACCGTGTACTGGACCACTGCCCCGTTTCTGAACAACACCCCTTCACCAGGGATAAACGTGTCGTTAATCAACGTGTTATCCGTGCCTAGGGTTCGTGTCTTGAACAGAATGGATCCAGAAATAGGGGCCCCGTCATACAGGCTGACGATACCCGCCGCCGCACCAGAGACAACAAAGAACCCCTTCAACCGAGTAGGGCCCGCAAAGATAGCCTGGGCTGCGGACGCTAGGCTTCCCACTGTGATATTTGCCGCATATTGAGCGGAGCAAACCACCGAGGTGACCGTCTTAAAGTATTGGTGCCGTTCACCGCTTCAGCCGAACCGGTTGAGGTTATGATATCGCTAATGACCTCATCAAGCACGTTCGTGCCTGTGATGGTTGTTGTCTTGCCATTGTCGCCCGTTCCGGCTGTCGTGACTGACAGAAGTCGAGCGCCGCCAGAAGCAAACGAAGTGTTTGCTAGAGTGGCCGTGGTGTTTGGTCTCGCTGCGGTAACAATGAAGTCAGCATCGGCTACAACCTCGTCGCTGATTGTGATGGCTTGTACGCTTACTTCCGCCATATCAAACTCCTAAAAAGGTGGAGGCTCCTGCACCTCCACCTATTCAATTATGTGGTAGCAAAAACGGAGAGGTTGGCGGCTGCGCCTGTGCCCGAAGACGTACAACGAGCTTCAGCCCTCCAGAGAGTACCGTTAAAGGAGAAGACAACGTAGCTTCCGATGCCCGGACCCGCATTAGTCAGGCCGACAAGATTAAGAAAATCATCGCCAGTTCCGTCGGCTACATCAACCGTATCGATAAGACCAACCGCAGAACTTGTCGCACCCGTCTTCTTGTAAACGGCTGACTTAGCCATAAAGAACTGACCCGCGGTGCCAAACTTATGTGTAGCACTGTTAGCAATACCCACTTGGTATTCAACGACGATTACATCGCCGACCGTAGAAGCAGCGTTGGTTGGCATGGTCGCGGTAATTGCGGCACCGTTCGCAGGGCTTAGGTAGTGCGTGTTCTTGGTCAAAGCAGCAGCAAAGGCGTTAGCCATTTGCGTCTTCGCAGTGATGCTTCCACCTACAAGACCCGTGGGGTTGGCAATACCGGTTGTGAACGAGGCATAGCCTGTGACAGCAAGAGTGCCGCCAACCGAGGCGTTAGTGCCGTAGGTGCTGTTCGTCGTTACCGCGCCCGTGGCATCGGCAACAGAGATATCTTCAAAGCCGTTTTCTGAACGGACGGGACCGTTGAAAGTCGTGTTAGCCATTTTGGTTCCTCCTTACGAGAGATTCGGCCCTAGAGTCTTCGTAAGCGTCTGCTGGGACAGTCGCTAGGGCTAAAGGATCCCAGAAAGTGGGGGAGGGAAAACCCTCCCCCTTTTCTTATGCCGCTCCGGGTGAACCGAAGATGCCGCGAGGGTCCGACCAGCCAAACGCATAGCGTTCGCGAGCCTTGTACCGCACGTTTCCGGTGTCGAAGTCGCCCTCCATCGAGGTTTTGATCGCAGAGCGATTGAAACCTTTCAGACCGTTGGGCGCGTTCGTAATAATGAAGAACGCATCCGTGTCGTTTAGGTAGTGGTTGACGTCGTAGCCTTCTGGAAGCATTCCCATGTTCCGAACTGCATTGATGTCGTTATCAGCAGTGCCGGTACGAAGGGTGGACTCCAAGAGACGATCCGCGGTGAACTGGAGTTCCTTAGGAATAATCAGCTTCATTCCACGAACGGCAACCTTGAGGCCCCGCTCGTCAACAAAACTAGAAATATCAATAAGGGACTGCTCTAGGCTGGTCTCATTGAGATCGGCCGCTACGGTCAGTTCGTTGCGGAAAGTGTTGCCACTGACGAGTGGATGGTCCGTAGCACAAAGCTCCTTACCGTCACCGCCCGTGAACCCGTCGTCAAAAGCGTTGTTAAGAACCGAGGCGGCCTTAACTTGCTTCGTCTGGCTCATGCTGCGAGCGAGGGCACGGGTGTAGCGCGAGGCTAGGCGGTCATAGAGGTTATCTTCAATCGCTTCTTCCGTAATGGAAAAGGCAAGTGCGATAGTCTCCATCGTATACCTAGCGGTGTACGCTTCCTGTGCATCGTCGTAGTTGACCGAGCTACCTTCGCCTTTAGTTGGCGCTGCTCCGAAACCACTCAGCATGACTTCTTCTTCAAAGGCACGATCCGAGCTTTCCATCGAGAAAATCATCTCGTGCTCGCGGTCGTACTGATCGTACTCCATTCCGAACAATGCGTTCAGGCCGGGTTCCAACTCCTTTACGAGTTGGGCTCTACTAATAGCCATTATTCAAACCCTCCTATACGCCGGTTGTCGAAACAGTACCAGCCGCAATGGAACCCGTGGGTGCATTAAAGCTGTTGTTCAACCGAACGATTGCGCCAATCCCGGCAGCCGCAAAATCCTCGTTCAAAGGATCTTCGACCCAACCCATGACCCGCAGGGTCAAACTATTGGTTGTTGCTAAGGTACTAATTGCCAAGCGTCCCAGAGAGAGACCCGAGGTGTCTGTTCCGGTGATGCCCGTAGACGTGCTGGCATTCAGGAACACACTCGCGCGCGCCGTCGCCTTGCTAGTCCACGTGGCATCAGTTGCAACTACGTACAACTGGCTGGGGTCGTCGTTAACAAAGGCTTTGACCGGGTGGTTACTATCCGCCCCGGATCCGGGCCAGTAGTTACTGAAGGTAGGTTTGCCTGTAACGCTTGAGACATACTCGCAACCCTGGAAAACGCCTAGAGCACTAACAGTTCCACCAGCGGCATTGGTCGTATGGTCGATGTATCCCGAAGCGAGGGGTACAACGATCTGACCGTGGTAGATTTTGTCAGTGTTGTCCGAGGCAATCTCATATGAGGTATAGCCAGTAAGCCCCGTAGAATTGGCTCCGCCGCCTAATTTGTTAAGCGGACGGAGGCCGAAGCTTCCGTTGGTGTTAGCCATCTAAATTGCTCCTTGAAGCAAAGGGGTTAAAACAGTAGGCCTAAGTCTCCTTAGGTCCTCCAAACGTGACACGCGACTGGCGCTCAGGTTTCTGAATCGCCATCGAATGATGCTGGGTCTCCTTCATAAGATCATTATCGACCGCAGTCATTGCGTCGGTGTTCATCTTACCGAAGTAATCGTTGCGCTCTGCAATGGTCTCAACTGGGATACGAGCCAGCAACAGTCCTCCGACACCAAAAACACCTTCGTATCGGCCACTATCAATAGTGGGAGCTTCAAAATCAGGATATTCGTCACGACGAACCAATTCCCATCCCTCTCTTATTCGAGAGGAGACGTTCTTGCGGTCGTCAAAACCCCTAACTTCGGCTCGGATCCACCTATGCTTATAGCCATCCGGTGCGGGGGGTGCGTCCAATAAGGACGGGGGGGCCCAGGGTTTGCGTTGCGGCTTCGCCGCTCTTGTCCGGGCTGCGCGTGGAGCGCGTTCAATAGATTCTTCAGCCATCGTCCGTTCTCCTAGCGTTTGTGTTTCGCGTACTGGTCGAGAGGAACCCCTAGTTTCTGTGCTATTGCGACTTCACTGGGAGTTAGCCTTACCGTCTTGCGCCCGGAGCTACCGGTGCGTGTTGCAGAAGCTACCGACTGTTGCGGTCGGCGTCCTCCGTTGCCCGAGTCAGACGAACCCTCAAACTTGTTAGGGAAAGCTTCTCGAATCCTTTTATCTATTTCAGTGTAGTACTCGGGGTTTTGAGTGTCAAAGCCTTCATCCTCAATCAAAGTCTTGTGGATTCCGAAGGCCGCAAAGGTCATGGCGTCGTCTTCCCCAAACCAAGCGTTGTTTGATGCCCACTTCTCTGCCTTAGCGTCGGGGCGGACAGGAACTTGCTGCTGGTTAACTTGTTGCTGGTTAACTTGTTGCTGTTGGGGGTCTTGCTGTTGGACCTGCTGCTGGGCAACCTGCGCCTGGGCAGAAATCTGTTGTTTTGCCGCTCTGACGCGCTCTTCTTCGATAGCGAGTTGGGAAAGTTTCCTATTTAGGGATACCTGAGCAGCGGTGTCGTTTGTAGCTATCGCCGTCTCCAAGTCCCTCTCAATAGAACTGGACTGGGTGGCCACCCTATCGCCGTACTCGGCAACGTAGCCTGCGTCTAAGTCCTGGACCCGAGTCCGAAGGTTCTGGTTTTCATCCTGAACAGTCCGGGCGTAGCTAATCGCGGCTTCCTGCTGCCGCTCCGCCTCCCGTGCCTTCTTCGTGAGACGATCAATGCGCCGCCTCACTTTCTTGCTGTAGTCCTCGTGCTCTTCGTCATCACCGGAACCGGAATCGACGGGTTCCTGCGTCTCCTTGGCATCTTTGATTTCTTGGGAGGGGGAGTTTTCCAATGTCACCGACACCGATGGCCCCTCCGTAGGGATATCTACAACTAAGTCTTGGTCTTGCTCAGGCATGGTACGCTCCCATGTTAAAAGTGCAGGATATCATCCGGATCCTGGACAATGCCGATGATTTCGTCATCGTTTAGTATGCGGACTTCGCCGCCGTCGATCCTAAAACGGGCGCCCGCATATCGGCCGAAAATGACCCAGTCACGTTCCTTGCACCATGCTCCAGTGGGGAACTTAGACTTATCCTCGTAGGCCAAAGGGCCCACCTTGAGGACATAACCACAAACGGTAGCAACAGACTCCCTATCTACAACAGAATCCGGGAGGATAATTCCCCCCTCTGTCTTTCCCTTGCCCTGATACGGGAGGATCAGGATCCGCCAACCAGTAGGGGACGGAATACGCTCCAAGGAGCTTTGGTCGAGTTTGTCAGGGTCCAAGACCCGCTTATCGACATCAACATAGGCTTTACTTATAGAGACAACATCTTCCGGCTTCGTAGCCTGAGATTTGTTAGACATCAGTCCGCCTTTTCTAAGATTTCTCTTAACTCTTGGCCTATGTAGTCTAAAGATTCCACGTTGCCAACCAATTGTTTGTACTCCTCGAAGTCTTTTGCTGTCCCCGCAACAAGCATCTCCGAAACTCTATCCCGACGTTCTTTGATTGACTTCAAAAGATGTTCTGCCAGTAGGATTCCGTCCATTATTCAACCCCCCGCATTACCGCCTCAAGCCGCCTCGCTCTGGCAGTGACTTGCTGATACCACCTCGACGCGATCATCTCGTCTGCCGCAGTTTGCATGTCCCGCAAATTTATCGCCCGGATCATCTTCTTGAATTTGTTGAACCTTGGAAGCCCCAGGTTGAACATCATGTTCGCAACGACGAGTTGCACGTCTTCAGGCAGAGACCCAAAGTCATCAAAGGCTCGGTCGCAGTCACCGATGACGCACTCGATGTCCGAGTTGAACACCTGCTGAACTCGGTCCTCACTGACCTCAGTTCCCACGGGCTTGCCGTGCTCAATGTCCGTCTCAGTCACCAGGTGCCCGATGCCAAAAGTCGGGTAGCCTAGGTGGTCTAGGTAGACCGAGTAGACGCAGCCTTCGTCTCGCTCAAGATCTAGGCGAAGTTGCTCGACGTTCATCTGCCCTGCCCATTGTACTTCTTGTGGGACAGCCGCTTGCTCTTGTTCTTAACGCGGGTGAGGGGACTGGAGCCGATTGAGGTCCGCTTCTTGACGGGAGCCGCCCTGGCCCCCGCCCCTACAGCTTTCATCGCCATTAGTCTTTTTCTCTCTCGGCCAAGACCACACCGACGACGCCAGCGACAACGCCAATGACCGCAAGCCACTCAAAGCCTGTCAAAATGCCGACACCGATAACACCGGCCGCAACCGCCGCATAGCTTGACGGTTCACTAACTCTGCTTAGAACCCATTGTACAATTTTCATAACGCACCTTTTCGTTGTTTAAGAAAGTGCCCCGGTCTATCCGCCGGGATAATCGGGGCTTGTAACACACCCAGGGACCTACCCTAGGACCATTTTACCTTGTTCGCCCAGTAGGCCGCACTCATCTTGCCTTTTTTTATGTTTTTCGCGTGACGAGCGCGGAAAGACTTTCTCCGTTTTTTTTGCTTGGGGGAGTCGCTGCTTCCCGCACCGCTGACGCCCTGTTGACCGAAACGGATAGTCTTAACCTCACCGTCCTCCTTTGCCACAACTACATGCGACTTCGTAGGATGGCCCGGCGTCTTCCTTGGCTTGTTATAGCCAGACACCCCCGCCCTTTCTAACCTTGGGTCTTTCTCAACAGCCATGTCGGCTACCTACTAACTCCTTTGACCTTCTCCCAGCTTCTTAATCCGCCAAGACCCAAGAGTCCCATCAAAACCGGCATCATCTCGCCTAAGTTTACAGCAGGAAGATCAATTAGGTATCCAGCCTGGGCTAATCCAAAAGTAAGGATCGGCTGCATAACGTATGTGTAGGCCAG